AATATCGAGGAAGCCTACGATGACGTGCTACTTGACCTCAAACAAGGTACAGAACGTCCGAAAGTTATCATTGCTGGACGTAATCACTATCGCCTGTATCGTGCTGCGGTTAGGAGCAAGCTTACTATTCCGCTCACGAACACAAGCAGCGGCAAACGCATGATGGACCTCGGCTTCGATGGTGTCAGCCATAATGGCGTGCCTATCATCTATGATGAAAGCTGCCCAGTTGATCGTGCCTACTTCCTCAATGACACGTATCTGCGCCTGCATATCCTCGGTGACAACAACATGAAGAATGTTGACCTCACTGCACCGTGGACTATTGACGGCTACGGACAGCGTGTCATCACTCAATGTCAGTTCGCAACGTGGAAGCAATACCGCACTCACGCTGTAGTGAACGACTAAGGAGTATACATGGCTAGCGAACCAACACCAGTTGTCAGCTTCGAGAACAAGTCTGTGCAACAGTCGTTTAGCATGGAGCAGAAGCAGAAGGCTGTGCCTGCATACACTGTCGAACCGATGAAGCGACGGACTGTAGTCAATCGCACTGTGAAAGATGACATCGGCTTCCGTGTTGTGCCTACTGATGTTGAGATCGAAGGCTACATGGTTCGTACACTCCGTGGTGATAGCGTGTTTATGACACAAGGTGATCTTGAGCGATTGAAGTTGGATCGCAACCTTGTACCGCTGTACATGGAAGGTGGCGATGACACGGTAGTTGGAGTGCAGCAACAGTCTGCTGCATTGTCGAATAAGCAGAAGCAGACGCTTGATGTTCTCACGCAGCTACTTGAGAAAGACCCACAGTTGTTAGACAAGATGCTGCTTGCGAGCACTAAGCCTGCTCAAGACATCATCGAACAAGAGGATAAATAGCTATGGCCGTACAAGTTGCTGTTCCCAGCACTCGTCGTGTCAGTCATCGTGTCGCAGACATGATGTATGCCGCTGACGTGGGCATTGATGGACAAACTACTGTTGACATTCCTGCGTGTGTTGCAGCGAGTGGCACAGCACTTGCTAACGCTATCGTTCTTGCTGCTGCAGGCAATGTCGTGCCTACAGTAGTGCAGACCGAAGCGATCATGGGCCGTTATGGTCGTAACATCACAGTTGTTGGTCTTGCTGGTGCTACTGGCAACGCTACACTTGTTGGCTACGATTATCTCGGCCAAGGAATGAGAGAAACATTCGCACTTGCTGGCGCTACTCCTGTTGTCGGCAAGAAGATGTTCAAAGACGTTGCTTATCTCATCTCGCCTGTAGCATCGACATTCAGCATTGGTGTCGGTGTTATTCTCGGTGTGCCTTACAAGGTGTTGCACACTGCACTCTATGGCGAGTTGACAAGTGATGTGACCGCTGCTGCGGGTGCTCTACTTGCAGGTGTCACTGCACAGACACTCGTAAGTGGCGATCCTCGTGGTGCTTACACTCCGGCTGCGGCACCGGATGGTACGCGCACATATAGGTTCACATGTGTTGTGGATCGTAACAACCTACACGGCAGCGCACACGTTACTGCGTAACAAGGAGGACATGATGGCTGAGAAGAAAGAGCCTGCATATCAACCACCGGCAAACCCTGCACATCAGGCACATGTAGAGACGCCTGCGAAACCGAAGAAGCTGCGAACTACGTTTGGAGAGAAGAAGATCGTAGCTACTAGAGCATCACGTCAAGGTGATGATGGTTATCAGTTGAGCACACCTGATGATCAAGTGACCATCATCTTTGAAGATGGCAGTGAGAAGGTCGTTAAGAGTAGCGATCTGTACGAGTGAACTGTAACTAGTCAACTAAGGGAGCAGCCTGCATAGTGTACGCAACCACTGTGCAGGCTGTCACTTATATGATTACATTTGGACAGATAGTTACGCGCGTCCTACAGCGCCTTGCACTCGTTGAAGGACTAGACGCACAGATATACGCTGAACCACGCATTCAGCTAGCAGTGCAACACAAGTTCGATTTGATCTTTAGAGAGTATTGGATACCTGAGTATACAACGTGGCAAGAGGAATTTACACTAGATGGTGTCAGTGGCATAGTCACTGCAGACCTATCTACACGCATTAAAGACTTTAGGGATATACACAGTGTATTCCATGAGAACTCGTACAACCCTATGCCTATGGCACCTACACGTGTACGTGATAAAGACATCAGCTATCCTAGCCTGCGACAACTAGGCACCAATACAGCTAAGTGGTTCAAGGTGCTACCTGTCACTACTACAGGCAAGGTGCTTGTAAGCTATCGCACTAAGCCTGATGACTTTCAGGAAGACGGCGATGAGATACACATGGATCAGCAGTTGTTACTACTTGGCAGTTGTTGGGATGTGTTAGAAGACGATGGTACCAACCCAGGTGCTAGTGACAAGTTCCGTGTGCTGTTTCAGGATGCACTAGCACAGTTCAACAGACAACAGCACAACATCCCGCTCGATACTATGATGTCCTCACGCGGCGTTTGGAATAGGTGGGCGTGATGGTGCAGATGCTATCACGTTCGCTGAAGCCGCTTGGTAGACCTAAGCAGCCACGGCCTACAGCTAAGCTGCAGAACACAACGATCCGCGACTTCGGTGGTGGGCTGAACGTGGTTGACAGTGAGCAGAACTTAACGAGCAAGTTCTCACCTGTGTTTGACAACATGGTGACTTACACTGATAGGCGTGTAGGCCCGCGCTATGGCTACGAGATGTGGCTGAAGTTGAAGACAGGAGCTACACAGACTGGCACTGTTAGTATCACTATCACAACGAATGTCACATCGAACACAGAGCGTATCGTTGTAGTCAACTGGACAGCACACCCATTCACAGGCACGAACTTTGAACACGTCACTATTAGTGACTGGAACACAACATTCGCTGGTATCGTGCCAGAGATGATGAACCGTACTCACGGCATCAGGCGCGTTATAGGTGCTAATAGCTTTGAGATTGTACTAAGTAATAGAGCAACAAGCGCGGGCACCAGTCCATCAGACACTATCACATGGATACGTGACAACTACCTGCTAGGCGGTGAGCCTATAGAGTGCCGCTACTTCGCCAACTACATCATCCTGTGGTCTAGCGTTGGTGAGATACTACGCATTGATCGTGATAAGAACATACAGCGTATATGGAGCCAAGCAACCACGCAAGCACGGCCACTCAGTCCTATAGCATGGACACACACAGATATGGTCGCGCAAGACATCTTCGGTAGTGCGCTGATCTGCAGCAATGGACATGACAAGCCTCTACGCATTGACTTTCAGCAAACTGATTGGGTAGCACCGCTGTTGGATGGTGTGAACGGCGATGTTCAAGTGCCTGCATTCGATGCGTGTAAGGCGGCGTTTAGATACTTCACAGTACACGATACAGAGCTACTACCGATTGAAGAACGTCTAACGTCTATACGCATCAGTGCTAAAGACACGTCTATGGTCTACAGCAGTGCAACTGATCCCGGTGACGCTGTAGACATCAACATGTCAAAGATCGTCGCTAGTCCTGAGCAAACAGTGAGAGGCTTTGCTACTATCAAGGACACCATTCTCGTCATCACGCCAACTGCTACAACGATGATGAAGTACGGCATCGAAACACCTGTAGGCGATACAGGTGTAGCACACGATCCACAACCAGTTGACACACTCAATGGCTTCGGCAGCAATGCACCGCGCACGATTGTTGAGATAGGCAGCGACGTGTTCATGGTAGACTTCAACGGTGTACCTAGTGCGAAGCTATCAACAGTAAGCAACGCTGTGCAAGCTGAGCGCGTGAGCAACTACATCGAAACAATGATGAGCAAGCACATCGGCAGGCTGCGTAAGGAGACAATGCGCCTACACGCGTTCGGCTTCTACGATGCGAAGAACAAGTTGGTGCACTTCTATCTGCCGAAGTATGACAGCACAGATGTACGCATGTTGTCACGTGATCCGCTCTACTACGACATTGACATGGCACAGACGGAGTTCACAAAGCGCTCGCTAATCATGCGCCACGATGATCATCAGCTAGAACTCGGTGATCGCATCATAGTGGCAGGAGCTACGAGCTTCGGTAGTATAGCTGCATCTAACATCAACGGCACCCGCACCGTGATCGGTGTGTTGAACGAGAACTACGTGCTTATAAGCATTGGTGTTGATCTACCAATCACAGGCGCGGATAGCGGTGGTGGCGGTGTTGCTATAAGTGTGCAACCCATTGACGACTGCGCTATTGGTTACACCTACCACTATGTACCGCAGTTGAAGCTGTTTGCATGGTCACGCTTCAAGACACCTACTAACATGAAGTTCAACTGCGGATGTGGTACAGTAGAAGGTCGTGCGTTCTTATTCACACCAGACGGCTTTATGATGCGCTATGGCTCACCAGATCGCAAGGTGCACGGTGATTGGTTCGGCATGTATGACTTCGCCACATGGACAAGCGGGCAAGCATACACAGAAGGACAACGTGTGTTCGACAATACAGATGGCCTAGTGTACAAGTGCATCGCTAATGTTACTACAACGGCTCCTAGCTTCCCTGCAGCACGTGAAGCATCGCCTGATAGCTGGGAAGAATACAGAGGTGATCCTATCAACTTTGAGTGGGAGCTACCTTGGAGTGACTTCGGTGCTAGACAGAACACAAAGTCATTGCGCTTCTGTCACATAGACGCCAACGGTGAGGCACCTTTTACACTGTCGCTGTTTGATGACAACATCTATAAGGATGCAGCTACAGGGCAATTCACGCCTGCACGTAGTTTGCAATTCGTACCTAATGAAAGCGGTGCGTATGGCGCTGGTGCACAGGTCTATGGTGCTGGACGTAGAACACG